GGTTGTGCTCTATCTTTCCGCACCAATCCTTTCAGCCATGACAGGTCCGCTCCGGTTTCTGATTCAACCCGTGCGAGTGCTACAGTAGTCATAATGCCCCGGTCCACATGAGCAAACTCTACCATAGCATCGGCAATATTGAGATGTGAGCGAACCATTGCCTCAATAGCATCATCGCGGGGAATCGGGATTGTTTCACCCTGCATAATCTTTGAAAGGGTTGTTGCGGCCCATTCTTGGAAGTCTATAATCCGTTGTTTCCTGACCGGATCCTTTACCCGCATGAAATCCACTTTCATCAGGATTGCCATTACTCCATCATGATTAAGGCAGATCGTTTCCTGAATACCTTGAGCTGTTGCTAATTTAGCAACACCTGACCATTTACCGACGATCTCTTCGTTACGGTGAAAGAGTTTGCGGAGTCCCGAACGGTCATGTGTGATACTATCAGCCACATCATTAAGTGGGATCATTGGCTGATCATTGATCGTGACTACCCGCACTGGTACACCATTGAACGACTCAATCTTTACTATATCGCTCATACCGGCACTCTCCAGCATACGGCAGTCACATGATAACAAAGGCGTTTCTTCGGGCACTCTGTTTTGTTTAGTGGATGAATCCAAGAGCATTGCGCCACATCATTGAGTTCTTTTAATCCGGGGCATTTCTTTGTTTTTGCCATAGATACTAATTAACTTAAAGGTATTTAAGACTAACGAAAAAAGAGAGATTATTGTTTCATCTGTTCCGTCAATGATAACGGGGTTGTGGTATCCAGATGTTTAAGTTCGCCCGGTTGGTAATTGCCCGCCACATTTTTTCTGGTAATCTCTCTGCGTTTCATTGCCTCAACGTATGGCGGGAATGGCTCTTCTGTGATCGTCCATGAGCGGGCGGGCATTATTCCCACCTGATGACCATAAACTTTGTTTGATACATGTCTTTCCCGTATGCAGATTCAAACCAATCCCACATCTCACCTGATGAACCGAAGCCATCTCTTTTGGCAAACTCTATGAGGAGATCCGGATTGTGTGCCTGTTCTAATGGGGTTACGGTTCTGATATGCGGGGGGAAATCTCCTCCGTGAAACGTAATCAGGAATGGTTTTTCTGATGGCACAACATCCTTTATCCGGGTTCCACCATTGCGCGGGTTATGCCAGAACAGATTATACCGGCCTGTCGTTTCCCGTTTCTTCCAGCAGTTCTGGAGTCTTTGATATTGTCCGGGTGAATATTTGCGGATGGTTTGTTTCTTCTCACCGCTCTCTATTTTCTCCTTAAAAACAGAGAATGATAGTATCATTTTCTCGGCCTGCCTTTCTTGACCATCATATCAACGTGCTTGTCCATGCTGAACCCGCTTCGCCCGGTGGCATCCTTCGGCGCATTGGCATCCATCTTCATTGCGGCAATCTCCTTCTTGTATCCGGGAGTTTTCTTAATCCTGTCATCCAGCTCCCGGTCAAGAATCACCTGCACCTTATCCAAGAATTTCTTTTGCTGCAGTACCTCTGCAATCAGCCCGTTATAGTGTAGATTGGCGTTGCTGAATTGTATTTTCAGGGTGTCAACGTCCCTTACCAGCGTTTTGATATTCTCTGCGTATTCTTCCATGACGATTTTGCTGAACGGGGAATTGTAAACGGCTCGCTCCAGTTCTGCAATCCGTTTCAGCATCCCGGCACCGGCTTCACATTTGCAGGTTGACAGTTGATCTACCGTTTCGGATAGGGCCTCAATGCTCTCATCATGATCTGCAAGGCGTTTGATGTGGTCGTCAACCAGTGCGGGGATCTTCTCAAGTCTCTCAACTCTTGGAAATAACGAAGCAAAAGAACCTCGTGATGCCTCATTTCCCACGTATAATCTACACCCCTTCTCTTCCAGCGTGGTTATCCGTTTCAGCAGTGCCCCGTTAAGGAGCCGTTGTTTTATTTTGAATTTCATGGTTGTGTCTCCTGTATCTCTGCGAGTGTTGATTGTCTATTCTTATTCCTTCCCTGATTGCAGGGGGATTGGGCGATTGCCTGCCAGAGTTTCAAGAGGGGGAAACAACCACGCTCATAAACGCACCGGCTGCACTGTTCTTTCGTCATTTCATCACCGTATCTTTCATGATCTTTTCAGTCATTGCGAGTGCTGCATCATAAACCAGATCGCAAGCAGCTTCATAGTCCTGTGTGTCAGGAGTAGCACAATACTGAAAGAGATCGGCACATACTTTCAGGCTGCTCTGCATCACGATGATTTTCTCATTTCTCGGAACAAACGGTTTCCCGCCATACCCGGACTTCTGCGAGACCGGCCAATTGTCCGGCTTCTTGTAGTATGTCTGGTCAATCACAACCCAGAGATCCCCGGACTTCTCCGCTGAGATTGAGACAAAGAACCACTGCTTTAGTTTCTCCATCTTCTCGACAAGATTTCCTTTCCACATCATCTCATGGTGCTTGCCGTCAATATCCTTGACTGTGAGAGAGTGCGCCCCCGCATCAAACGCCGTGATCTGTCCCTGGACTACCTTGATCCCGGATTCAAGCGGTTTATCTTTCGGTTGTTCCTTCGCTTCTTTGCTCTTGGCTGCCATCTCTTCAGCGTGTGCTTTCTCCCTTTGCGCTTCATCAGCACGGGCTTTCAGGGCCGCAACCTCTGATTCGGACATTACTTCTTTCGGACTGCTTGAGGATTGATTCGGAACGGTGAACCCGGCTTTCTTCATCCGGTCTGCTGTGGTGAATTGTTCCGGCGGTGTGGTGCTCTTCCGTGCCTTTGCGATCTTGGAAATCGTGCCCTCTTTTGACAGCGTGACATCCACCGTTGCGCCCTTCTCCAGCCTCAACAGATAGACATCCACATGCGCCATCACGGGGTACGGTTTGTCGTCAATCCGTGCGCAATACCGTCCCATATGCTCTCCCTCGTCCATGAGAGCATAGTCGTTTAAGATTCCAGTTAGCATTTTCTCACAACTCCATATGTGATTGTTTCTTTGACCAGCACAACACCGTGCGCCGCTTCAAGTGCAACCGGCTTGATCAGTTTGTCGATCAGAGTAAGGTTGATCTTCTCTCCAAGGTGTGTCATCCTCTCTTCTAAGTCCCGGCGCTCTACATCGCAGCACGTCATATAGACTTCGGGAAATACTGCCTTAAATTTATCAATGTTTAAGGTTCTGGATTTGCGGTATTTCTCCTCAATCCGATAGTCTCCCTCTTCGTTAATGTTGTTCTTTACGGCATAGTTCAGGGCAACCACTCTCTCCTCTCTAATCCGTGCAAGAGTGCTTTCCATCTTAGCGATCAGGTTATCGCATTCCCAGACTTTGGTGAGCGGGTCCCTGATGGCTACTTCTGGCAGAGGATTGGCTACCAGATCGCGGGCTTCATCAATTGCATTCATGCTTCCTCTCTCCTCTGATGGCAGATCAAACAGCCTTTGTTATCCTCATGCTCCTGTTGTGAGTATTCCGGCTCATCGCATATGTCATGATACCTGTCCTCATCAGCATCAATCCGGGCCTGCTCCTCCTCAGCTGCGAGTTCAGAAAAATGGCTCACGGGGAATCACCAAACGGGGTTTTGTTGATTGCGTCCATAACACCGGACATCTTGCAGGCTGCCTCGTTAGTCTCCGCGTCAATCAGAGCGCACGGCGCAAACGTTGCACATCCTTTTAGATTGACCCATTCCCGCACATCTGGTTTTAGTTTCAGGACAATCCCGTTTGAATTGCACGATCCTGCCGGGAATTGAGGAGAGAACGCCCCGCAGAACCTACACGCGCTGCATCTGGAAGTGTGCATCACTTCTTCACCCCTACAACACCCTCATACCCGCACAACCTACACCTGATCGTTCCGTCCTTTCGCGTCGTAATCCCATAGGATTTCCCGCACTTCGGACAGGGTTTAATTACGGCTTTTGTTGCCATAATTACTAATGTGCGTATGACCATATATAGTTTTTTATTTTTTTTTATTACCGAATGAAAAAGTATATTATCTCGTACTGGATATATGGGTAATCATGCAAAACAAAAATAGCAATGGGTTTTATGCCCCGCCACGATATTATATCATGCTGTTCTGTGGGATCACTCTTATCTTTGCCGGGTTTGGGGCTACTGCGTTTGGGACTTTCTTTTTCATTGCATCTGTAATTACGTTGGGAATACAGATGCGGTTTACGGGTTAACTGGTGCCCCCTCTTCTTTTTTAGGTCGTTCTGCTTGAAATGCAACGATCACAAGCGCCTTTGCCGCCTCATCTAATGGCAGGTTGCCGTTCAACGAGTAGTTCACAATTCCGTTCTCGTCGGTTGTTTTGATTAGTGTTAAGGATTCGATCATGTTTCTCTCCTCATGTCATGGATATCGTATGCGATGCTCCTAAGTAGTCGATAAACTGTAAGGCGTTTCCATCATAATTAATTGCTAAATATCCCGAACGGCTCCCATCGGATCGGGCGAAAAACCGCAACTCTCCTCCATATTGTAACTTTAATTTCGACACTTCTATGAATTGCGAGTTTGCATTTATTGTCAGTCCTGATTGGTATTGCACGTAGTTGCTGCTTGTCAAGTTACCATAAACTGTGATGGTAGTACCAGACCCAATCGTGCAGGCCCCCAATGTGCCCCTCACTGTAACGTTATTAAATTCGGCGCTGCCATCACCCTTAATCTGCCAACCTGCAGAGCCCACCGTAAAGGTCGTGCTTTGCATACCCCCATGAACGGTTAAGGTACTTGATGCATCAATATTCGTTACTTTAAGTGTCCCGGTAAATTCCCCTGATGTGGCATAGACAGCCCCCCGGATTGTAGCTGAAGCAAAGTATGCAGTGCCATCACCTTTAATCTGCCAACCGGCGGGGGGACTGATAGTAAAGCCGGCACTCTGCATAGTACCGTTAATAGTGAGTGTCGACCCGGATTCAATATTCGTGGTTTTGAGGGTCCCCGTAAACTCTCCTGAGGTTGCCTTGATTGCACCTTCTATGGATAGGGTGCTGCCGTTCCAGCTCAATTTAGGCGCACTGCTACCTCCGAGTTTCAGGGTGCCGTTCGTCAGGTTAATCTGCGACCCGAGTGTAGTGCTCCAGTTCGTGGATTCGAGGTTCCCCCGGATCTTGATATCGTTAAATTCAACGGACCCGCTACCCTTAATCAACCACCCGGACGTATCCGCAACGTATGAATCGCTCTGCATATTGCCGTGAACTGATAAGGTGCTGGAGGCATAGATGTTTGATGTCTTGAGAGTCCCGCTAAACTCTCCGGATGTGGCATAGATAACGCCCTTAATGGTGAGTGTTCCGGCGCTCTTATCCCATTTTACGCCCACATCCCCGGAATAATTGCCGATGATGATATCGCCTACATCAGTGCCTCCGACAATCGCCTTGAATACATCGTTTGTGCCATCTGTGATCTGGATGCCGGTGTTTACATCCGGGAATATCCGGACCCGCGCTCCCGATGCTGATGAGTCATAAGTTCCCCCAACTTTCGCGGTTTTATCTGTGGGATTATATCCTGATGTGAATGTGCAATCCCCATCAATCTGAATATGGTTTGCCGCAATTTTCAGAGTTCCGGGAGGCGTTCCCTCAGTACTGGCATTTATTGAGGCAATAACAGATCCGCCAGTTACGGGAGTAAAATTAAGAGCCGTTATTTCAATGGTGTTTGCGGTTATTTCCCCGCCATTAATCGTAGTCTTTCCCGCGCTCTTCCACCCCTCTATAGTTACGGTGCCCTGGATCGTCACCTGCCCAGCACCAATCTGAACAGCCACATTCTGGGAAAGGCTCTGTTGTGATTTCACATCTGCAAACGAGTCGCTTAAATCCGGGGTGTTTGTGGACAGTTCAATCGTAATATTTTCCGGAGCGGAGAGATTGGTATCCACTCCGACGACTGATACATCTACGAGCAGGTTGTTTAGATCGCTGTTCACTACCCGGATCATCTGCCCGATCTCAAGGTTCTCATAATCGAAATCGAAATCAGAATGCTCTGCAAGGTTGACGGCATCCACCGTGTAATAGTAGATCGGGTTTTTGTACTGGGTGAGGACCTGGTTCGCCCATCTTAACAGGGTTGCAGGGTGCGTGATCCTACCATCCGTCTTGCGTTTCCGGGATATCCCGTAAGCAGTTTGCGAAGTTGTATCTTCGACATACTCATGCGCTTCGCCTGCATCGGTCAGGTTCAGGAGCCTCGAAACATCAGGGTTCTCAGCACCGTACGCGTACAGGCGATTGATAATCTGCGTGTAGTCTGTTTTTCTGGACACGCCTTTCATGTTTTTCTGGTATCGGATCTCCCGTATTGGAGAGCCGGATGGGGCATTATACCAGTTCAGCGCACGGTTTGAATCTACCTCTATATATCCCCCGAGATATTGGACGCACTCAAAGAGGGATTCGAGCATCCCGGCATTTTCAACCCGGAATGCAAATGGCGTTGTGGGCTGGATTGTGCCGACCGTGATCGCGGGCGTGCGGGCCTGCATTGCGAGGATGGCCGTGATGATCTGCGTGGGCGTCTTGGGGGTGACGGTCGTATCGTAAGTGATGTTATCTTCCTTCACAAGTTGAGAGATTACCCCGCTATAATTCGCATCGATGTAACTACCAGAAGAGGACCAGTGTTCGGCACAATCATCCAGTGTAAATAGATCTTCCCATCGCGCTTTGATCGTGTTGTAGATTTTGATATCATACGCAGATGTGAGATAGATCGCTTTCGGATCGCCGGCAGGTAAAGAGAATGATAACCCCGGGGTTTGGTTGATCTTCTTTGCTCGGCCAATACTGAACGCATTTTCGAGATACGCTGTCTTTGCCCCCGCCTGCGTGAATGCCCAGATTTGATAGGTCATATTCTTGCAACTCCTTTTTTCATGATCCCCCTCGTTCGTAGAGTACGAACAAAGCGTCTATGGTATTCGACAAAGATCCGGATGCCCCGCAAAATGTGAAATGACCTGCTTTGCTTAGTAAAGCGTCGTGCGTGGATTTTCGTATTTTGACTTCTATCATTTCCCCATCCGGGTCATCTCATTTATTTCTACTTACTTGTAACAAGCCCGCCCGCCAACAGCCGCATCGACATACGACGCAGCAACATACGCATTCACAAAGAAAGCGCCCGCACCCGCCGCATAACCCCAATGGCCACCGAATATCACCGCTCTGTTTCCAGTCCACGAGTACCCTGTATCGCAGAGGTAGGTGTTAAAGGAGGCGTTAGTAACCTGCGTTGCCGCGATGAACAGGTAATCATACGTGCTGGAATAGATCGGGAGAGCTGCTTCTTCTCCATAGATTGTCGCCATGTTCAATCCGGTGTCAACGTAGGGATGCTCATACGTACCGCTATCGTTGAATCCGTGATTGGCGATCCAGACGCGGCGTTCGAGTAGTTTTATACCATCGAACCACTTGTAAATATTCCCCCAGAAGTTCTCAATGCCGAATATGCTGAACGACGCCAATCCCGCGCCCTGCGTAGATTCTCCTGACCCGTTGCCGGTATCTACACTCCCCGATCCAACTCCTGCGGTGAATCCGGTATTGCAGGCAGAGGTAGTATCCACTCGCCCTCGGTATACTGACTGCGAGTTGAGCGTGCAGTTCCTGATGATGAACAGTAACTGGATTGCAGAGACCGTGTTCCAGTCAATCAACTCCCAACCGGTCCCTCTTGCCCGGGCTCGTGTGCGGAACGTTGGTAGATCCTGCGATACGCCCAGTGCAACCCCTGCAGTTGACAGTAATTTGTAGGGAGAGCCCGCTTCGAATGCCCCTTCAAACGCCGAGACGTAGATAAAGTTTTTATCAACTCCATCGACCACGAATGCCGGGTGGATTTTATATCCTGCCCTTGGCGATGGTGAGATCGTATACCGGTACTTGTTTGCCAGCGAGTCGTTCCGATAGTAAAACTTCGGGATCTCGACCATTACCTGATCGGTTGCATGAGTGTATGAGAACCCTGCTTTTCCATAATATGCACTCACCACCCCGGCATCTGTCAGGTTACACCTGCTGATTGCTCCGAATAATTTATGCCCTGCCCACATGGCAGCCGTCATTGTGATCGCGTTGCCATACTGATCTGTCTGCACGAGAGTGGGGGAGGTGTTGTTTGTCGTCCACTCCACCCCGATGGTGTTGACGTCGTAATTCGATTTGATTATCCGCATATTACCTCCTTGAGATGGAGGGAATTATGACTGCGATTGATGCGGGAATGCTCTCGTTCAGTTTTGCCGTGCCTTCATCGGAATCGCTGTAGGTTTGTGGAAGGTCTCGCAATGACTGCCGATATGTTGCTATCGTTTTCTTCTCTTCGTCGGATAAGGGAGAGTCTGCCAGTTGGGTCCAGTCGGTTTCTTTCAGTTGTTCGTTCCTTCTCCCTCGTATGATATCCCATCTCTCTGTCTCAAGGATTTCTGCTTTTTTGGGGTCGATAACGGGCATTCCGTCTACGATAGAGACGAACCGATCACCGCTTACAACGTCCGGTTCGTTGCCGTTTGCAATCCAGTCCTCGATGTCTTTGCTGTCGTTCGGGACGATTCGGGATTCTCCCCCGATATATTGCTGGATCACGCGATAGTTTACCTCGTCCGAATATACAAAAATATACTTGTATGTCATCTTCTCACCTCACGGATGTACGAACATAATCGATACTACAAGGTCGTGTGCATCACCAGTGCCGCCTTTCTTGACGGCTATCTCAATTGCCTCTGCTGGATTGATATCATACGCCGCTGTGGCAATATCGACAACAGTTGAATACCAGGTTGCATCTGCGGCAATCGTGAGACCGTCTGCCGAAGTGTTCAGTTCTGTTGCGTTGATCAGGACCGTGGCTTTTCCATGGGTGCCGTGCGAGTCGTGGACTTTTGACCAGACTTTATACGCGACTACGTAGGATTTTGATGTTCTCCAGACAACTGCTGCGTTGAGGTCGCTGCCTATGAGGGCCGTGTTGTCAGCATCCTCGTAGTATCCATTGACCACGATATCCACCTGCTCGATTCTCGATGCATCACCCAGGGATAGTGCCGTCACATCTCCTCCAAGTGGAGCGCCTGCTACTGTCAGGAGGTTCGATGTGATCGCAGTGACCATGCCGTAATAAACCGTCCCGCCGATAGTATATTTCAGCGGAGATCCGACCGGGATTGTTGCCGTCTGATCAGTCCCCATTGTGATAGTGCTGGTGCTGGCAGGTGTCGCCGTGAAATTGGCAAGTGCTGTCCAGAATGTTGCTCCCCCAGCTGCTGTTTCCCACGTGGCGTCTCCATCTGCATCTGAAGTGAGGACTTTTCCCAAGCCAGGGGTGCCTCCTGTTATTTTGACTGCGGGTGTAGTTACGGTCCCAGTGAATGTCGGACTTGCTATTGGAGCCCGACTTGTATCTGAATCATGAACGTGGTCGCGTCTTGCGGCGACCATTGCGGATCCTGGGGCTGCCGGGCCATTCATCACGGGATTTGTTGTGTCGAATAGCGCCGCGTTTTTGTATATCGTTTCAGTATTATCAATTGCTACGACGTTTCTAAGAAGAGTTGCTGCCGGTGCAGTTGCCCGCAATAATAAGCCGTGTACCGACGTGGTCGCATTCAGATCGGTGTTGTTATCCGGCGCACCGAAATCATCGAGTTTCTGATTGGTTGCCGCTTTACCCGTATCAAGTGCCGTGAAGTTATCGCGGATCTGTTCATACACTCCTGTTGTGAACATCACTGCGATCTTTGTGCCGCTCACCCACGCCCGGGCTATGCCTATATTGGTTTCGTGCGTGTCAGATTGCACGCCCCGGGTTATTGTCGTAAGGTTTCCCGGACCCGTTTCCGCAGAGCAACCTGTAATCGCGATCTCTTCTGTGTATGTCTCGTCTGCATGATCGAATCCAATCACAATACCTTTTGTGATCAACTGCCCGGATGAGTCATAGAATACGTTAGTCTCTGCAACCGGGATTGAGGTTGTTTCGGTGCTGAGGATATCTCCCGTCAGCAACGTAGAAACGCTGTTCGTTTTTGCTTTTGTCAGTGTAAGATATACCATTTTCAAATGCTCCTGTCCTTTTTAGAGACAACAATTGTTACTGTTCTTGATCCTAATGCGTCAGTGTAGACTACCGTATTCTCTCCGGGCAACATTGCAGGGAAATCCCCTGTGAACCCGACCATTGCATTCGCTCCGTCGTTTTTGACAGTGAAATCATTTTTATCAATGCACAAGGTTTTACCCGCCGCTAAAGTGCCCGAAAATGTGAACGTCCACGAATCAATAGCCCGGAGCACCGCATAGATATCCGCTGCCGTGTCGATCTGGGATGATAACAGATGGGGAATCAGGTATTTCGCATAGACATCAGATTTCGTGTCAATGTGAGCGCCAAGAAGCTGAGAGAGTTCAAACCCTGCATGGATGTTTGAAGTTGTGATCAGTGTTGCTTCTGCTTCCCATGCCGCAGATAATCTCGCAGAAATGTCTGAATCAGTGTCAAGATATGCCGCCAATGCCAGTAGCAGGGCCGTATGAACATCGCTGTTTGTGTCCTCATATCCCCGTAACAGGTGGTCGAGTCTTAGCCGTGCTTCCTGATCTGTGCCGTTATCCAGAAGTCCCGTCAGGTAACCGGATAGCCGGAGCCGGGCATAGAGATCTGAAACCGTATCTTCGTGTGAAGAAAGACCGTGGTTGATTCTCAGCCGGGCATATGCATCCGTTTGTGCATCCACATATGCCGAAAATGATAATAGTAGTGCTGCGTGGATATCTGCGGTTGTTGCGGAATATGCCGATAGGGAGAGAGTAAGGGCTAATCGTGCACCTACATCTGCATATGTGCCGGATTGCGCTTGTGGTGTTGTTCTCGCACTCCTGCGACTGTATCCGGAGCGGCTATATTGCCACTTCCCCCAATCGGAGGGAGTGCCGGTAACCGTTCGGGTTTTCAGGAGTTGTGTGATTTGCGGGCGGGCATACGTGCTGGATTCAGTATCCACAAACACGGTTAAGTTATCATCAAGCCGGAGCCGGGCATAGATATCTACCCCTGAATCTGAATGCGCCGATAGTGTCAGCGGAATTTTGGCATAGATATCCGAGTTCGTGTCAAAGTACGATGCAAGATTGTCGCCAATACGGAGCCGGGCTGCCTGATCAGAAAAAGAATCAAGATAGGAGGATATATTGACGGGCCATACTAACCCGCCCTGTCGGCTGTATGCTGAGCCGCGATTAAATCCATCCCTACCCCATCGCATTTTTCAGCCCCGGGGTTATACTGTTGCCTGTGTCAATCGAACTTTGAGTTCTCCAATCGGGAACTTCACCGGGTCGTTTAACTGAACCGAGCGGCTCACTTCCAGGGGACCACACGCGATCATGTTGCCGCCTGCTGCCAGTTGGTCGAAGATTGCCACATAATCCACTGTGCCCCATGCGGCGCCGGCAATACCGAAATCGACATCGGCAGAGTTAGCAATTGTGCCGGTTGGGCTGGAGAATGTTGCGGAGCCCCATGTGACGGCCTCCCGGGCATAGTCTGTTGCCGGGGGTGCGGCGAGTTCTGATCCTGCTCCAAGCGGGTTGCCGTTGTAAAGTGCCACGTAAACCGTGGGGCTGGTGTAGCTTGCTTTTCCCATCAGGTGATCAAGTGCTTTCTTGATCGCAAATTCTGTGAATCCTTCATAAACCATGATTTCAAACCTCGTAGTAATTCGTGATAGTGAATCCAGTTATCGGGCTGGCCCCGTTGTTCTTAACGCAAATCTTAGCAGGTGTCTCGACATTGCCCGAAGAGGCAATGGTCATTGACCCCCCGCTGGTTGTAATCGCTGCACTGGTCGCGTCTTCCGGCTCGTAAGCATACGGATCGTCGGCGATCAGGTTGAGCGTAAATTCACTGCATCCTACCCATGCACGGTCAAACGGGATTTGACCAGCATATCTGACCGTATATGTAAGCGTCGGTGCGTCGTCAAAGATTAATGTGAGTTGCCGGGGTCTGCCTTGCACACCCACGAGCACCCGGGCAAACGCTCTGATGAGCGTGTCCAAGGCAGCGGCATCCGCACAGTTCCGGAAATCGCAGGGTAAGGAGAACGTGCGGGGGCCGATATCAGAGTCAAACCAATAATTGCCCGCCCTGCCGGGGATCTCTACTGTGCGGTCTCTGGTTTCTGGCAGGAATGGTTGGCCCGGGGCGTATCGTAATGTGACGCCGTAGGTGCTGCAAGGGATTCCATCGATGGTAAAGCCTCCATTGTCGGTCATGATATGCCTCGACCGCGATTGGTGCGTGTTATCAAAGTTTGAAGTTCGATGGCGATTGCCTTTATATCGCCGTCATTTCTGACGTTGAACGTGTTTCCTGTGATGGTTACGCCTCCCATAGCGCCAGCACTGCCCCCTGATAATGGAATCACGGCTTCGGGTCCGGCTTCCCCAATCATAGCAAGTGTCGGTGATGTGACAATGCCGCCGGATGCAAGGCGCGGGATTGGCGCGATATCGAATCCTATGTGTGTCGGCGGGCCACCGAACAGGTCCGGGATGTCGAAAGATAGCGCGTTTACGCCTTCGATCATGCTGTTGATGCTGTCGATGGCGATGTTGATCATGCCGGTGATGCTGCCTGTTATCCCGTCCACTATACCCATGATGAAATCTGAAGTGGCTGAGATCGTGTCTTCCATACCCCCCCAAAGGTTATCCCATGCGTCTTGTAGGGGGTAGATCAGAGCGTCGAACGCCCATTCAATTGCATCTGTGAGCCCCTCGACAATCCCGGTAATAATATTAGAAGCGCTTTCAGTCACCCATGAAACATCATCCCAGAAGGATTCCCACTGGTCTGATATTGCGCCAATAGTCCAATCAAACGCCCATTCTATGCCCTCCATCAATGCGTCAATCAGTCCGGTGATGAGATCGGCTGATTCCTGTGCAACCCACGTGATGGCATTCCAGACATCTTCCCAATCATACCCGAGCGCCTGTAAGGTCATTGAGACAAGGCCGATGGGGCCGAGCAGGACCGTGAACGCAACCCCGATCACATCTATGCCCGCAGTAGCTTCTGTGAGCCAGCCGATGAACGGGGCGATCACACTGTCCGAGAGCCATTGCCAAGCAACACCGAGAGCGTCTGCACATGCACTGACGACTCCGAACTCTGTTTCAAGCAGGATTATAACTGCTACAAGTCCGACGATAGCTGCAACGACTAACACAATGGGATTTGCAGCGAGGAATAATAGTGAGGTATTTACTAATCCTATCAGCGCTGGCAATCCGGTAATACCGATAATGAGCGGTCCTGAAATTGACATCGCCGCTGCCAATCCATCAAGGGGTTCAAGGGTTGTCCCGGCGGATAGCGCAAACTCATCGAAGGCGGATTTCATCTTATCGGTTGATCCGATGCTCGTTTCAGCCGCATCCGCATACGCCTTTGTGGACCCGCCAGCGCCCTCGATTTTAACTTTATATGCATCTACTTGATCTTTTGTGAGCCCCAACGCATCATAAAACGCCTCCGTTTTGTTCGTCGAATCGCCCATTAAAAATACAAGTTCTTTTTGAGATAACCCGTTTAAGACAATCGCCGCCTCGTTATCGGTTTGCGCCTTCGTATTATCTTTTTGCGCTTGAGTGTTATCTGTGGTTTTGGTTTTCAAGTCTGTTTGTCTGGCGATTAAATCGTCGTGTGAATACGTGAGACTTTCAATCCGCAGTTTTTGCTCTTCCAGACGGATGTTAAACTCCTGTGCGGTTTCGTTTTCGCCTTTCCCCTCGGTCTGCATTTTTTGCAGATCAATTTGGGCGGATTGCATCGCGAGTGAGTTTTCTTTAAGTCCGAGCGTCGTATCTCTGGTTGCAGTCGATAGGTCTTTTTGGGTTTGGGCGAGGTCTTTTTCGGCACGGTCAAGATCTTTTGATGTTTGTTCGAGGTCTTTGGATTGCGTGATTGCATCTGATAATGCTGTCTGATAATCCCCGAACTGCGTATCCATTTCGCCGACTGCAAGGCGCAGCGCCTTTGTTGCCGCCGTGCCCTGCAAGCCCGCGTCAGACATAGCCAATAACAGCGCTTCGGTATCTTCCATCGACAGCCCCATCGCATCAAGTTTCGGGGCCAGCACACCTACCGTTCCGGCGAAATCTTCAAACGAGATCGTGCTGTTTTTAGTCAGGTATGTGATACCGTCAACATGATCCCCCACTTCTGTGAGCGGGATGTCGAACGCATTAAACGCAGGAATTAATGATTCAGTAACGGTTGCAGCACTTGTCCCGGTTGCGTCTCCTAAATCATCAAATGCTGCAGCGGTTGCTGCCAGCTGATCTTCGGTCAATCCAGATCTTGCCAACAAATCAAACGTCGCAACTACATCATCGAGTGGGAATCCCGCATCTGAACTGGCAAGAGCGAGGTCCCGCAGTTCCTCAGTAGTACTTCCAAGAGTGATCGCTGTGCCTGCCAACTGGGAATTAATTTCTCTGGCGTTATCAGTGAGTGCCAGAACCGCAACTCCTGCGGTGGTCATGCCCGCCCCCAACGCAGTAATCTCGGTTTTATTGTCTTTAATCGTCTGCGTGAATCCCTTGAACGTGCTATCGGATTTTGCAGCGGCATCGTCGGTTTCGGTTAATCCTTTTTTGACTTCCGATACTCCCGCCGTAAATCCGGTTGTATCCGCGAGAAAATTGACAATTAGACTTTCAGCAGATTCCATTAACCCCATTATTTCTTACCTCCTCCTTTACACCAGAGTTTCAGCGTATCAAAGATCTTCTGGGCGTCGTTCTTTTTCTTAATGGGTGTTTCAGAGTCAACCTTCCCGCAGTTCACGAAATCGGACGGTTTATACGGAGTAGATTTCTTTTTCGGGTTGCGGTTGGCATTCGCTATTACCGAACATATCAATCCTACCCGCTCGTTTTCTGCATACATTTCTTTTGTCCTCCGTTCGTCTTGTGCTGCAATATAGGGGTGAAATTCGCCGGGAGTGAGATCCCAGAACTCAGCAGGCGTTAACCCGCTGACCCGGTACGCGACGGCTTGGCAGTCTTTGAGGTATGCTCCGAGGCTGCGGGGATGATCGGGGTCTGGCTCGGGTTTTTTCCTTTGTCATCACCGAGTTTCCCGAGCCAGTCTTGTGCGGTTTCCATGATATCTTTCATAACAGAAATAAACATTTTCTGCCCTTTTTCACGGATGAAATCTTCACAAAGATCTCCTGCTTGGTCAAGCGTGATACTGGTGCTTCCGTACGCGTTTATGCCCGCACACAAGATCCCCCGATACGCAGAAAGGGGGGCTTTTTGGAAATCCTCTAAGTTCCCTCCCTGCCGGTTGAAATCTGCAAGTGCGTTGAATGAGATCCGCACGTTGTAGACTTTCCCGTTTACCTCGAAAGTTGAATGTCTCCTGCCGTCCATGTCTCACCTGATTATGGGTGTGCTGTGTTTCCGCCGCATACACGTATCCAGTAGATCTTCGGGGTCTTGCTGTTTTCCGTGACAGCGATTGATACATACGTCACCTGCCCAGATCCCACATTCGTTGTTAAATTCCCGGATGCAACCCCTGTTGCAACGGAGGTCCCATTGATATAACAGGTTCCTGCGGTGAATACCGGGGTGATTTTGATGTATGCCGTATCCGAGTAAGATTCGAGATCATACTCATAGACTACCGCAGCTGCTGCCGGAACGGGGGTCAATGGGTTTGCGTCGTCATCGACAATACCAAAGAACGTCGTGGTTAATCCCGTTGCCCATGTGGTGACCGGATCGGAGAGTCTGCCGTTTACCGTGACTTCCATTTCGATGAATGCCGGGCCGTCTCCGTCGATGTTGAGTTTGCATTTGGCAATCTGCCCGCTGAAATTGAACGAGATCCCGCCGGGGGTTGGGCCGAATGTTGGGGGCAATACGATAGTCCATGTATCGAAATGACGGTCGTAAATGTCATCCAGTAGGGAGTTCTGGGCGGTTGAGCCGATGTAATACACCTTGAATGCAAGGTTCTCATTATCGATCCACGTTACGCATTTTGTTCGCACTCCGCCGATGTTGTTCTGTGCGGAAGTGTCCTTTACATCTGCGCTCTGTCCGGGGGTGCTTGGCTCATACATTTCGCCAATGACCAGCCCGTTTTGCATTATAAACGTTCCGAGTGTTGATTTCGCTTCTTCAGTCATTTGTTTGCTCCTTGTTACAGTCTGTAATCATACAATACGATGACATCCCGATGCCGCATGTAAAGCACCGGAATAAGGTCTGTGTTCGCGTCCGGGCGTGAGCCTCCATCCGTGATTTTCTGGATGAAAACTTTCCCGGTTCCTGCCGTTAACAGGGTGTTCACCGTGCGATGCAATGCGTCACGGACGATCCGCGAGATTTTCCCCGCTTCACCGCCGCCCGTGCCGGTTGATAAGATTGTGCATTGTATCCGGGTTGATACCCAGCCGCCTGTGCTGTGGTCTACCGGGGTTGAATCGCTGATTTCTGATACGATGATGGCCGGGTATGTGGGATTTGATGGCAGAGTGTTTCGATATATGCGAGTGCTAACCAACGTCGTTAATGGCGTATATGCCAGTAATTTCGTGATAATTGCATACTCTACGTCGTCACTCATTCGGTCATCTTCTCCAAGAACATTGTTTTATATTTCTCACGGTGCTGGTCCATCGCCGCCCGGATATACGGTTTCGGGGCTTGGTGGTATGACCTGCCGAGTTTGTCCTTACCGACGAATCCATACTCTACCCTGCGGGCGTATTCGACATTAGTCCCAACAACCACATACTGCGCTCCTTTCCCCTGCTGAAATGTCCCGGAAGTGGGTTCGATATGAATCGAGTGCAGGAGCGTGTGTGTAATCCACGGCGTTATGGCTTTCGCATCGTTTTCGTATTCTTGTGCAATCAGCCGAAGTGCAATTGATTGGTTTTTATCAGTTTTTTTCTCGGAGTCGTCAAGCGCCTTCATGAGTTCCGGGAGACCCTTGATTGTGGCCATCACGCACCTATCCAGAACTTATCCACAACCCAGAGCAGTAATCCCCATGCTGCAACCAGCCCCGTGCCTCCAATGGCGAAGTATGTGTCGTGGTTTTTTACTTTGTCCATTGCAGTTGATACGGATTCGGGAGAGGGGTATTTCGCAGAGTTCAACCGTACCGCCTCGATCTGTTCTGCGTAGTTTGTTTGGAATGCCTCGATTTTCGTAATTACTTTCTCGATATTTTCCAGTTTTATGCAGATCGTGTTCAGTGTAATCCGCTGGCTGCATTCGTGTTCTTCATCGTTCATGATGCTCTCGCAAGTGTGCAGGTATAATTAAACGGTGCTGTCGTGCTCCAGGCATACGCTGGAGTGACAGAGTTAATCCCGAATGTTCCGACGTATCCTACCGCTGTGCATGTGATAGTATCCCCTTCGGCAACCGTCACCGCCCCGTCAAGCAATACCTTAAGAGTAGTTTCCCCATAGAGAGATACCCCTCCCACCGTCCTTACCATATCCTGCGATGAGAAGAACCGGCATGTTACAGTTGAATTAACGCTTGTAGTGGTTGGCTGCCCGTATTCGTCAAGGGTTTGCGTGATAACACCGTTAACAACCGCCGCTCCTGGGACCGTGCCGTTGTCCCTGATTACCTCATCATTTTGAAAGGTGCCGGTAATGGTATGCAGCGTTAAACTGCCGGATGCGATACTGCCAATGGATACAATTACAGCGGTTGCGTGGGATGTTGCGCCGGTTAGCGTTTTTCCCACAGTGAATACTGCTGTTCCCCCGTCATATCCGAGCGTATAAACCTGCTTTGTGCTGTGCAGGGTTGCGGTGTGAACCATCCCTTTCATTCGATCAACTCTGAGAAGAATACCGGCGGGGTTGATTGGTCTAACCGGAAGTCTTTCATATCAGCATCAGAACGGGTGATTTCAGAGGTTTCAGTATAGTTGGTCTGTTGCCGTCCGAGTTCTTCGGCCATTCGTGCATATGCCTGTTCTCGCAGATACTTTGCCGCCCCGAAATGATCGGATACTCCGCTCTGGGAATAATCCCCGGCTGAATATGCGGTTGGGTTTTCCCCGGTGACGTTGAACCGTTCAGCTACTCGTGCACGGGTGAGAAACACAGATATGATCTTTGCTGCCGTCGTTGTTGGGGAATATGATCCCCGCGCTGCAAAGTATTGGGTAATCTCACTGTCCGAATCCGCGATCATGTATCCCAGATCGGCATCGGATACCACTGTGCCAACATAGACTTTTACATCCGCTGCTACGCAATACGCCATTTAGACCGCCTCCAGCCAACCACGATACGTACATGTGCAAATCGCATCTGCACTCGTAGCATCCCCGATCACCGACATTTTAATGTCGGTTCCTGTGGGAAATTTTATCGGGAAATCCAGATGCATGTTATACGCTGAATCCTGAATTCCGATCTCGTAATAGGGATATAGCAGGCCGGATGTGGCTTGTGCCTGGTCATCATAGGTCGCTCGCAGCGTGAAACGTGCATATCGCCCGCCCGCTGAATTGCCAACAGAACACGATAATTGAGAAATGTATAGCGTTTTGTCAACAGGAACGGTATAGATGCTATTCCGAGCGCGGGTATTCCCGATTGCGATCCTCGAATAGATAGTTCCTAATGTGATGTGCCGAATGTCGATGGTTCCGGCTGCCGATCCTCCCGTGCCTGCCGTCAGAACCCGGAACGCATTAATCCGGTAGATATCTGTGGCAACGGTTGGAACTGGCGTAACTCCTGTGAGCGTAACAACTTCAGTTTTTTCAACGAATGTGTTTGTGAGATACCAGATTTTAATCGTTAATGCTCCGGTTCCCGCAGCCGCGTCTGCTGTACTTGAAGAGACAACTTCCATCCTCTGTGATGCTGCGGGGAATACATACATTCCACCAACAACCCACATATCCTCTTCCGCCGCATCTACATCGGCGTTATAGCCCGTTTTAAAGAACGGAGTATGCCCGGTGATGTTGCCTTCAACAATATCATAGCCATACGGCATGGACGAAACGCGAAGTTTGCTATCTGCAAGCGGATTGTCTTTAATGGTTACGGATTTGAGGTCCGCCGCTTGTAGTGCTGGCAGAACAACGGGAATTGATGATGCTGCGAGTGCCTGGCCTTGTGCGGGGATCTTATCAGTGTTCGTTTTAACGCTTGCAAGATTCCCGCCCGTTTCTTCAGCGTAATTGGTGATGGCCGGAATCGGGGTTAATGTGGTCATCTGTGCTGCCGGAAGCACAACAGGAATTGAACCCGCTGCAAGTGCTTGACCTTGAGCCGGTATCTTATCAGTGCTTGTTTTAATCGCTGCAAGATTAACATCGTCAGTGGCAATGCACATCCGCTGCGTTCCCGCGCTGTTATTCCCTGCATTTACTGCCGTAGCAGTTCCCGCCACTTTCTCAATATCAGAGGTAAACGTGCTGCCCGAAACTGATACCGATAAAACGCCCACATCAACAGGCAATTTAACACCCGGAGATATAACCGCGAACTTCTGCAACCCGCTTTCCATGAACGGGATGATCTGCGAGTAAACATCGTTTGCTATGGCTTCCTGTGCTGTTTGCGCCGCTGCGAATGTTAGATACGGGGTTACAGTCCAGTTTACCATTTACTCACGCCTTGACGATTACAATAAATTTCTGCTTTCCGGATTCCATGAACGGGACGACCTGAACGAGTTTGTCAGTAACTGCCGCGTTAGCTGCTGCTTGTGCTGTTGCTGCTGTTGCATAGATTGTTGACACGTAAGCGTCTGGCATTCAGACCGCCTCACGTCGAATATGCGTCCGCGAGCTCGGAATAGACACCCGCGTCTGTCCGGTACGCACACCCGCGATAGGTGAGCACCTGCGCGGCGTCGACGGTTAGCCCGGACGCCAGCACAACGGTGTGCAGCAGGGTCACCTCTGAGGCTATCGCTCCGGTTACCGTCAGACCTCCTATCAGAGTGCTGTTGCGGAAGCGCGCCCGGTCGTCTGCGGTTGCCGTGGTGAAGCCGACAAGTCCTTCAATCTCGTCGCAGTCTTCCGCATAGAGACGGATGGCCTGACCGGCGGTGGTGTGGGCCACAGTGATTGAATTACCCGTGCTCACCTGACTCATGGAGACGCTCTTCAGGTGAATGATGAGTTTGCGCGTGCCCATGCCTGCATTGTCGACCTTGAGCCCGATCTGTGCGGAATGCTCGATGCAGACATTCTCAAGGAACGCCTCAAAGGATGCTGTGGTGAACGCCGGATCGATGGTGATCACGGCTGCTGCTGCGTTTGCATTGCTGATGACAACATTTCCATTGCCGTCCATACCCTTGACGATAACGCCGTTGACGCTCGGCCATGTGATCATCGCGGCCTCTGCGTAGTCACCGGGCATTATGTAGATTGCTTTCCGTGCCGTGGTGACAGCGGTCATCGCCTTTGTCAGCGTCGCGTATGGGTTCTGCCACGATCCGGTACCGGTGGTGTCGCTGCCGCTGGTACTCACGACAATATACGTCGGGTCGTTGCCGTCCTGGATACTGGCGAGTTCGGTTGCGAGTTTTTCAAGAAGAGATCCTTTTTCTTCCCGCAGTTCCTTTGCGGTTTTTGCTGTATAAGTCATTTTTTGTTATCTCCTGAAGTTTTTATTTCACTCTATTCTGCCGGGTGCGGGAGAAGCCCCCGGAAAAAAGAGGGGTGATTAGAGGCCGTTGTCGTAGAGATACCCGTAAGCATCCTTGACAACAACAACCGAATCCATCCAGAGCTGTATAACGGTGTCGTGGGTGTCGTCCTCGAAAAACTGATGGGTATTGAGGCCGAAGTTCGGCACGGTCTTTACAACCGGAGCGCCGTTGACGACGGTTTCATACTGGATCTCCTGCGTTGAGAACTGCGGGTCGTTGTTATAGAACATCGCGCCCGCCGGGTGGTTCCGGTCAAGCATGAAGATATCGCCGTGAGTGATTCCACTGGAGAGACCATGTAGAATGGGTTTGCCCTCAATCGGCATGGTGAATGCATCAGTGAGAGGCACATTGATCGCCGCATCCCGATACTGTGGGATCTCGGATGCAATCAGGTATCCTTCCATCTCTCCAAGGTTCGTCTGGTCAACGAATGCATCAGTAAGCCGATATGGATATCCTTCCCGCTTCATTGCATTCTTGAAATTCTTCATGTCTGCAATCGGGGTTGCGGTTGCTGCTGACCATACCGCTGTTGGTGTGATACCCGCATCTGTGCCGCCAGCACGCAGAACAGTATAAATCTGCGTGTTGAGGTATTCCGCCAGCCAGTATCCGACAGTCTGATAACCGTCCATGATCATGTCACGGCCTGCCGGGAGTTTGATCGCGTCCTTATCCAGCCGGATTGCCAGCCCCTCCGCCTTGGTGATGGCGGTTGACTTGGTGATCCTCGAAATCTGCACTTCGGGGAATTTGCTGGATGGGGTGGTTAACCGGGGAGTCTGCTTTTTGGTATCCGCCGATGCACTACCTTTCTTTCCATAGACAACCGGCATCCCTTCGGAGTTCACGAACGGTAAAAGGTCCATGAACTTCATATCGGGTTCCATTACCCGCAGAATTTCCGAGAGGACAACGGGCTGCTGAAGGAATCTGTCATTTACGCCTGAAATTTGTACCATTTCTTTTCCCTCCTTAAGCCTGGATTACCACAGTGCTGCCTGTGAATCCTACGAGTAAGGACACGGTTGCTGAACCGGATGCTGCGTAGTGGAATGAAACGAGCCCCGCGCCGCCTGATGCTGCGTCTGCACATGAGAGCGTAACAACGCCGCCCTGTAAGGCAACGGAAGCCGAAGCGTCGATCTTGAGGGTTGCTGCAACACCTGGAACGATGTTTCCAGCGGATGCACCGACAAGAACGGCCTTCATTACGCCAGAAAGACCGAACCATTCAACGGTTGCAACACGGTAATACTGCCCTGCGAGCTGCTTTGCCCATGAGTTACCGGCTGCGGTATTCGGGGGTGCAACTACGAGTTTTGGGGTGCTCCTGATGATACCGACAATCAGGGTTCCCGCTGCAACTGCTTTGGCTGCTGGGAGTCCTTTGGTTGCGTCGTAGGTGTTCTCTGTCTGAACGTCCATAACGACGATATCATCCTTTTTCATCTGAGATGCAAAGATGATCCCTACCTCTTCATACCCGTCCGGGCCGGTTGTGATATCCGTCACGGTGGGTGCGCCTTCATAGAGAATGCTCGGGAGTTTGATACCGCCGCCACTCTCGCCTGCAATTGTAGATACTGCCATTTTCTCTTACCTCCGGGTTATTCTGCCGGTTGATTGCCGAAGTTCGCGGGATGCTGCCAGATGATCGGTTCCATCGCCGCCTTTGTTCGTGTGTGCTGAACCCTCTTCTCCCATCTTCGGGGCGCTCTTCCATCCGGCAACCTTTACCGCAAATGCGAGCGGGTCTTCGGTGCTCATCTTCTGAAGATGTGCCTTGTCAGCCGGGTCTTTGATTTCGCCGGGCGGGATAACTGTCTTTTCGAGGTTCGCCCAATCGGCATCGAACTTCGCTTTCTGCAGCTGTGCTTTTGCGTCCTCGTGAGCCTTGAGCGCCGCGTTCGCAGTCTCAATCTCCTTATTGAGTTTCGCAACCTGATCCGACAGTTCTTTTACTTTCGGATCTTCAACAATAGGTTTTTCTTCGGTCATTTTCTGAACCTTCTCTTCCCGCCGAGCGTCGATTGTCTGGTCAGTAAGAGGCTCGCCGCCCGGCATGTTCATTTCCCCTTCTGTTTTGTTCGTCTGTGCTTCTGATTTCGATTCCGGGATTTCGGGTGTCCCGCCCATCATATCCTCAAAGAACGTCGCAATACCGTCTAATATCCCTTTCAAACGAGCGGCATTCTTACCGGACATGACCTTTCCGGCATTGATATGTGCTGCCGGTTCCTGTGATTGTAATGTCACATTCTCAGTCTCCTTTTTGTTCAATACAACAGCCATCCTATCAACCGGCTGATCGCGTTCCGTTTCCTCAAATTCCAGTATGTGATTCGGGATTACAGTTCCGGTTAATTTCTCCCCGTCATCAGGGCATATGAACGCTGATGAATGTGAGAGTTTCCCCTCTGCCAGAAGTTTAAGCGCAATTGGAACAGCCGCTTGTGACTTTTTGAGTTGCTCTTCCGTGATGAGTCCCTTCTCATACATCCGAAGCGCCGTTGCATCCGTGTAGTTTTTGGTGATCATCAATTTTGGATGACCGGTGCCTTCGATAAAAGCATCTGAAGATTCTCCAATAATAGAGCCGTTAATCCGGTCAAGTTCAGAATCGGGGTCTTTGGTGAAATCCCGGGGTTCCGGGTGCGATTGTGCGAATACTAACGGCGTGCCATTCCATGCGTCAATGGTTGAGGTAAACGGATCAGTGCCGAAATAGAGCCTGCCAACTTTGCGGTCAAGCCCGTGAAGAATAGCGCTGTGGGATTCGGTAGCCGTTTTTGAGAGGTGAACAGTAGGACCCAGCCGGCATTTCCCGTTCGGGCATGGCGGTTTTGTCGTCTTGTGTAAGTGGACCTTTCCCCCTGCAAGATCCGATTGATAATAAGCGCGGGTTTGGGGCATTAAGTATATTGGTGTGTTTCATAAATAAATAGCATCGGGCTATATTTTGTATATTTTATATATGATGTGATGGAAAAAGAGGGAGGTTATTCCGTTACTTCAGGGCATGGGTCTTTGTGATTGTTAATAATTCTCTTCATGAAATCGGTGGATAACCGTTCTGGATCGCCCTTTAAGGCAGTATGATGAGTTTCCAATATGGCACAGGTATTTTTACCTGTTATCATCTCTGGGAGTATCAATAGCTTCTTTTTTGAGATGGTAGAGATGTGTTTATACTTTTGTGGCAAATTGTTTTTATCTTCCCACATATGTTTTCCGCATTTCAAACATCGATAATACCCGGCAAGTGTTCCGTTTGGATTAAATTGCCCGCAATACTGGCAAAATACTCCAGTCATTTTTATCCCGTGCAATCTTCTATATATTCCATCACCTCGCAACTACCATTTAGATTGCCCCCTGCAAATATCATGCACATCCCGATGATCACACCAATGGGGGATAGTCCGGGTTTTACGATGCACAATCCTATCAACCCGGCCCCGGTTGCTGTGAGGATGAGCGCAAACACGCGCCTCCTTATCCGATTCTGTTTGTTAATTTCATTCGCCCCTGAAATCTCCCCGCATTCGGTGCACAGTTTTGTTTCTTCCATACCAATCACCTAATACTTAAAAAAGGCTATTCCTATCCGCACGTCCTCCGGTACTCCCGCAACTCTTTCAAGATCCTGATTAGCAGGTCATCGCTCGTTTCCCCTTTACACCCTTCAGCATTAAAATCATTAAGGGTGCTTGACGATACACGGATCGTAGTGTGCTTCTTTTCTACCATACACTTATATTGCGTATATCTGGTATATTAATATGCCCCTATCGCCGTGAAAGGTAGCCATAAATCCCCCTTCCCGTTCTTGTCCCTCCATTGTATTCCCCGAAAAAAGTATTCAGCGCTTCAGCAATATCCCGGTAACT